ATATCGCATTAAAAAAAGAATTGGTTGCATTTAACGATGTTTTTCCAACAATATCAGCATCTAAATTAAATAATTTTAATTTTTTAATGCCGCTGTCTCCGGAATTAATTTCTCTGCAGTCTAACATTGATTTTCTCATTTGCACGTTTGTATTGTTGCAATAAAACATTGCCCAGTCGCTGCATATTAATCCGCGGCATTCAATGCTTGTGTCATATAAATTTATTGAAGATTTATCGGCACTTATTAAATGTCCGTTTTGAGGATTATTAACTATTATCTGGCATTCTTTAAACGTTATATTGCAGTCGGTTACATTCATCAGGCGTTCTTTTGCTGACATATATACGTTTAAATTTCTTATGTTTTTATAAAGGCCGTTTAAACTTATGCCGGAAAGTTCCGCGTATATTCCGCGAAAATCAATATTTTGGTATTTTTCATCAGCTGACTCTAAAATATTTTTTATATTGTCGCCTTCGTTGTAATAATAAAAATCAGTATCAAGCGCCAAAGCCGATTTGCCGGTTGCTCCTTTTTCGCCTTTCGGCCCTTGAATTCCCTGTATTCCCTGTTCGCCCTGTCTGCCGTTAGAAATCGGCATTTTTATTTCGTATTTTGAAGTTGAAATTTTTACAATTTCCATTTTTAAATTACCTTTGCAAAAATGTTAAACGGTATAGTTTCCAATGTGCCAACTTTTCCGTTTCCGTCGGTTATTTTGATATATCCAAAAAGCTTTCCGGCCGGCAAACTTTCCGTTTCAGTTTTGGACAAAACTATTTCAAGCTGTTTTGTCGTTGCAAAATTATTAAAATTTTTAGTTATGTTGCCCAGTTTAAATTCAGCAGTCCATCCGGTCATATTTTTATCAGTATCAAGATGAACGATTATTTCTCGGCCGAAAAAATCGCTGTCGTCTCCCTGACGCAATTCAATATAATTATTGTCCTTCATCTTCTTCTCCGTTTTCGCCTTGTTGATTTTCTTTATTTTTAAGCTCAATTTGTTTCAGCGCCGAATTCATTTCGTTTTGTGCCTGTAAAAATCTTTCCGGGCAATTACGCATAATTTCATCATAAATATATCGTCCTACGGCTCTTTGCCCTTCGTTGTACGCCATTCTGTGCGGATTTTCGTCAAAAGAACTTCCGAAAGTTCTTGCATGCTCTAAAATTTCCCATATAATGCGTCTGGCGGCCGGGCTTTCCAACATCGTTCCCCAGTCGTCATTTTTTATTATTTGTTTTTTTATTTTTGGTTTACTCATTTTTTATTCGTTGTTTTTCATACCGCCAAGCAATGTTTCCGGCGTTATTTTTGCCGATCCTAAATCTTTGGCGCTTCTTGATGCAGCAAGCATTGCTTCTTGCTGCGCTCTGCGTTCTTCTTGCTGCGCTTTAATTTTTCTTCTTTCGGCCATAATTTCCGGTGCCGTCAACATAGCAGGATCTAATCCTAAATCTATACATGCAGCTCTCAAAGCGTTATCCGCATCAAAATTATCCGTAACATTCTCGGCGACCGCTGTAAGCTCTTTCATTAAAGCTATCGCGTTTCTTAAATTTGACAGTCCTATTTGTTTTGCTGCCTGAGATAATATCCCGATATATTCAATTCTGATTTCTCGGCCGCGGAGTTCTTCCGGTATTTCGGTTTCGGATATTATTCCTGCTTTAAAAATTTTTGTGATTATTCCCTTAATAAGAGGTTCCAAAAGTTCGTTTTCAAAACGTTCGGTTAAAGTGCCAAGTACTCCAAGTCTTTCGGTTACGCGTTCGTTTATTTCGGTAGCGGTATTTCCGCCGGCTTGAAACATTAAAAATAAATCCGCAAAAAAAGCAGACGCTATTTCTTTTTTATCGTCTTCAATATCTTTGCGCAAATGTTCTATATCAAGCGCTACCTGGTATATTGTTTTAATGCCGGTTTCTTTTCCGGCCGGAACTTTGGTTCCCATTCCGGGCATTAAATTTATTTCATTTTTAATATCGGCCGTATATGTAAACGGCGGTCTTACAGCCAACTCAATGGCTTTTAATTTTTCACGGATTTTTTTAAACGTTTCTTTTATTTTGGAAGATATTGTGGAACCTATTCCGATTCCGTACGCATCATGAGTCGTACGCGTTTCCAGACGGTGTATTAACATCGGGAATTCGTCAAATCCGCCGACTTTAATAAACTCTTTTTCTTCGTTGGCGCCGTCCATCCAGTAATACGACAGAAATTTATTGTTGTCAGGATCTATTCCTTTAACAAATTTCGGATTTAATGCTATTAGCTGATTAACGGTATATGTTGTTGTCAGTCTGTTGTTTTGGTAATCAGTTTTAATTTTGTCCGGGCAATTGTCAAAACCAAAATAGTTGATAAATCCCTGTACCGTTAAATCAAACGGCCTGTAAAATATATTTACTACTCCGCGGTCGTCAACATCTATAAAAAATTGCCCTGCCGTAAAAGAAGCAAGGCGTATTACATCTTCATAATCGTCATTCATCATAGCCGCTGAAGTTCCAAATGCAATGCTTTCTTTATATAAAAGCGGCAAAACTTCATATATATTGCTTTTATCACAAATTAACCTGATTTGTTTTTCCAGTTTATTCAAAAATTTTTGTACGTTGTATTTTTTTGATACATCGTCGTCAAAAGAAACAAGTCTAAACCATTGTTTTGATTTGCTCGTAAGGCCTGCCATAAGGCCGGATACAAGTACAAACAACGAGCGGTCGGCAACGTTCGTCAGGGTTTTCGCAAAATTTTTATAGTAAGCGTTTCTTTTATCGCCTCTGTAAAATCCGCGCCCCGGACAAACCGTAGTGGTTATAGTTTTACATTCGGCAATATAGTCGGTGGCGTTTTGTTCAAGTTGTGCTGCAATGCTTGCTGCGGCTTTTTTTTCCAACATTTTATTCACCCATTTTTTTTGTATTTACAGCTGCTGAAGAATATATTGACTGCGATATGCCTCTGCGCAGTCTTAATGTCTCTTTCGCTTTGTCCTGGTTAATTTTTACCATGTCAACTACGGTAGGGGTTGCTTCTTTTGTCTTTTTTTCCTGCTCGGCAAGTTTTTTATTTTCTATTTCTATTTGTTTGTCGGCTGCAGCTTTTGTAGATACTGCGCCGTATGTTCCTAATATCATTGTTGTTATAAGAGTGCCGGTTGCTACGTCACACATATCCGTCTCCTTTTGCTTGTTTTTTGCCTGTCATATATAAGTGGCTGAAAATGCCTTTCTGTGTACGCTTTTCTAACGGTGGCAATATTGACTTTTGTGATCACTTGCCGTGCCCGTTTTTAGTCTGCATACGAATCCCAATCGCTTTTTACTTGGTTTGCGCCGGTATATCCATATTCCTGTTTTTCAACGGGATAGGCGAAAGATAAAACAAACGCATCGGCATAATCCGGGGATTTGCCTATACGCTTTTTTACTTCTTCTTTTGATTCCAAATATAAACGGTTTTGTTTATCGTAAGAATACTGTACGGAAGACAGCTCATAGCGCAGCTGCGCTCCTATCTCTCCGTCCGGTAACGAACCGCCGTCTTTAATCCATTGCTTTGCAAGGCCGTACATTTCGGCCCTTTTATTTAAATAGAGTTTTTGGTTTGTTGTTGGCGCAGAGGCAAAATTCACGCCGGTTATCCTGTCTCCGTAGCCTAACTGGACGGCTCTGTCAACCGCTCCGGAGCCGTTTCCGCCGGTTATATCTACAAAAGCCTGGTCGGTATTATGTTCGTCAATTAAATTTGTAATATTGCCGGCCAGCGCCATATTGTCTATTTTATGCAGCAGTTTCAAAAACTCTGCTTTGTACCCCTGTCTTAACCAAAAATTATTTGCGTCGTCGCCGAATCTTGCCGTATCAACCGATAATATTTTCGGCCAGTGACTCATATCATTCCATTGCACTATTCTTGCCTGAGCTGTTTGAATAAGCTCAAGCGGTATCATCGCTTTAAATCCGCTCTGCGAAATCGGCAGTCCTTCCCAAATGTGGTCGTATTCTTCCGGCTGCTGTAATTTACAGAGTTGTCTTTCGGCTTCAAGTGTTTCGTTAAAATACGGATTGTCTCTGTATGTCACATGTTTATAAATTGTATCGTCGGAAGGATTTTTGCAGAACATCACAAAAACGGGATCCTGCTCACTTAAGCGGTTAAACGACGCCCATACTTCAGAATCGGCATTACGAATTGTCGGGATAAGAATATTCCAACTTTCACGGCTTACTGTCTGGGCCTCTTCTACCCAACAAATATCAATATCTTCAAGTGATTTATTGGCCTGCATGTTTTTCAACCCGATAAACAAAAACTCGCTGCCGTTATCGCAAATTATTTTATCCGTTAAAAAACGGAACCGGCTTTCAAGTCCGGATTGTCTTATAATTTTTTCAAGCAGCTCTTTTACTGATTCTTTGATTGATTTTTGTATTTCGCGTGCGCAAACTATTCTTCGTCTTTTTTCAAGACTTTTAATAATTCCTGCACGTCCAAAACTGTGGGATTTCGCGCTTGCACGACCGCCTGAAACCATTTTTTTTCTTTTCGGTTCAAATAAAAAACGGAAAGCTTCAGGTATTTCTATGTTGTGGTTTGTTACCGCAACCGTAGTCATTTTGTTCCTTCCTGCGTAAGTTGTTGTTGTTTTGGCTGTTGTTCTATATGAGTTTCTTTTTTGTTTGATATAAAAGTTACTGTTATGTTAGAAGCAACCGGTACGGTTGGATTAGAGTCCGAAGCATCCTTAAACAATTTATGGTATTTGCCGAGCATTTCCAAAGCTTTCAATTTAAAGCCTACGTTTTTTTCAGATTGCGCAATAATAGTAAATCCTTTTAATACATCAATGGATGACATTATTGTTTTATCCACTGCCTTTTCGTGCAGCTGCGCAAGCCTTGCAATTACTTTTGAATTATTTTTTAAACGGCTTGCACATTGCCATACCGATTCTGGCTTCATTCCATCGGTACCAAACGACCGTCTGTATGCTTCAGCCGCATTTCCGCATTTTAAATATTCCTGACAAAAGAGTTCCTGCTTGGGTGTTACTTTTACCGGTATATCATTGAAGAATGTTTTTACAAATTCAAGCTGAACCTGGAACGGCTTTTGCTCCAGTTCTTGTTCTTGCTTTTGTTCTTCTTGATCTGTTTGTTTTTCTTTTTCATTTTCAGCCATAAAACCCTCTATTTGAATGAGTATCAAACCTCATATATCAGTGACTGAAAATGCCTTTTTGTGTCCGCTTTTCTAACGGTGTCAATATTTATTTTTGTGTCCGCTTTCCGTGTCCGCTTTATACGTACGCTCAATTTCATACGTTTTTGTAATATTACCCCTATTTATATACAGACCTTAAAATCGCAGCTTCTTACATAAAGAACAGTTTTATATTGATAAATAAGCATTTTTTCGGGTTTAGCCATTAAAGCCTCCCTGTATCCGTAATAATCTCTGTTATATCTTTGAGAGTTTAATTTAAGTTTTCAAGCCTTTAATCAAACAATCATTCATTTTTTAATTTTTGCAAGTTTTTCGCATTTTCGGAGTGTAACGGCTTTTTTAATAAAGGTCGAGAAGTACAAACAAATAAACTGATAGGTGTTTCCAATGAATTACATTATGTTGGCGGTTGTTATTCTTCAGCTTATAGTCGCGATTCTCGCGCTGTTAGTTGCGTTTCTCACTTTGGCAGTTGGTATTATTGCCCTATTTCTAATGTAAACGCAAAACAGGCCCCGGATTCATTCCGGAGCCTGCATTTTAATGATTATAATTTTATGATCCAGTTACATGCTCATTTCTGCCAAATTTGAGTTTTGCCGCTTAAAACAGATTGTGCGCTTGCCGGCCGGCTTAATGCACGCGCGAATAACAACCATTCCCTGGAATATTTAATGCTGTTATTTTCATCTTTAAAAAGTTGAACAAAGGGCATGCAGCCGGCATCAAATAGACTTTTACATCTTGCATATTCTTCATCCATATTTTTCCCACATAGAACATAAGAATAAATATGATGTCGTGTAAATCCTGCCTTTTTTAATATTTTAATCGCTTTAATAGTGCCTCTAAGCGCTGAAGGAGTATCACAAGCTAAATACAAGCTCCTTATGCTTAAATTTCTCAATTTCTCAGCTTCAGAACTCGTGATCCGGCAAGCTTCCAAGCCGCCTTTAAATTCTATCGTATGCTGTTTTTTTAACATTTCATAAACTAAATTTCTGTGCTTATCACTGCAGGCTAAAAAATTATTATCCTGAATGATATTGCCTTCAGTTACAGGAAGCTCTTTAATGCCGCCTTCACGCCATGGTACGAAACAAAACTTACATTTATTCGGACACCCTCGAGAAGTAAAAATAACTCCCTGTTTTACAAACATTCCTGGAATAAATTCATTTGCATTTGATAAAAACGCCGGACCGCCTGCAATAACTATTTTCCCGTGATCACTCCATGATTTTTTTAAATAAAAAGATCTTTCAATATCCCATGAGAAAGTACAAGATATATAAACTTTATCATAATCTTTTGGAGTAAACATATCCGGAACATCAAAATAAGCATGTTCATCTGTCGGACAATATGAAGTTTTAGAACAAAATACTCTTGCTATTTTCATTTACTATTTCTCCGAGTTAATTCAATAACCTTGACATTACTACAAGATCAAGTTGATTCCACCATGTGTTATTCCAGTATGTATCTTGTCCGTCTCCATGGTAACCGGCATACTTTAAATTAAATCCTTCAGCTATTAGTTCCTCTAACGTTTTTCCATATTCTTCATTATTTCCATGATCGGGTATATCAAAAAAAGGATTATATATTCTTTCGTTCTTGACAAATTCCGCTGAACAGCTTCCGCCATTTTTATATTTTCTATCAGTATATATGACAAAAACTCTTGAAGTAGATTTTGCAAGTTTTAAAACTCTGTTGTTGTTATGAATATCATGCTTTGTTCTGATATATTTTATTTTCATAATTACCTCTTTTTAGTCTTTTCTCTCGTATGCGCTCTCCATTTTTTGTCTAACCGGTTATGACATCTTTGACATAATGCAAATAAATTATACGCTTTGTTATTGTTTGGTTTATAGTCGCAATGATGCACTGTTAAAACAACCTTTGCCCCGGTAACCGGATGCGGTTTATAGTTTTCGGCATCGCATAACTCGCATTTATTATTTGCTTTTGCAATTACGCCGTCTCGTATCTCTCGCCAGTTTTTCGGATATAGATGTTTATTCTCTTTCTTTATCGGCATTTTATTTTCTTCCCGTTATTTCTTCATAGCATTTTTGGCATACGCCGATTTTTTGACCAGAATGTTTTATTACACGTCTTTGGGCCTGCAAACCGAAAATAGCGCTGCATCTAACACATCTTGAAACGTCTCTTACAAATTGTTTCTTTATTATTTTAAAATTCTTTGCCAATTCGCCGGCTTTAGTTTTTTCTTCTGCTTTTTCTTCAGTATTTTTATGTGATACAGAATCCGGCGCTGTTATACCATCCCATTCATAACTCGGACAGTCAACGTTGCAAGTATCAATATCTCTTTTATTCGGAATAGGACACGGCTTATTTTTACAACTTCTTTCTCCCCAACTCATATTTTTTTCTCCCGTTTATTTTTAATTTTTTGAAACTGCCGGCACACTCTCAACAGAATAAAATATCCGATTAAATCCTGTTCGGTATCTTCTTGAATACTGCTTTGTTGCCCTCTTGAAATTCTGCTTATTTTATCGTCTATTCGCACCTTGATTTGTTCTTCATTTGAAAGTTTAGAGAAAATCTTTACCGGATCCACGGCACTATTTCCGTATGCCTTGTTTTTCTCAAGTAATAAATTTTTAATTGAGTCGCACTCTTCCGCTATTAACCTCTGCACATCCGTCTGTTCGCTCATTATCCTCTCCAGTGTTTAATATTTTTTACCGTGCATATATTCCCGTGTTTTATTGTAAAACATTTTTAATTCAATAATTCTGCCGATATCAATGTGATAGTATCCGCAAATATCAATTAATCTTATAACTGCATCTGCTATCTCTTCATCAATTGTTCCTCGCACGTCTTTTTCAAACAATTCTATAAATCTTTTTTTATCCTGGTCTCCATAATTTATTGTTGGATTAAATGGTGCCTCAATAAATACGTCGCATAATTTTGCTCTTGGTTTTCTATTGCGATGAGCTTCTAGAGCTTCACATAGCTCTGTATTAACTAACATTAACAATAACCCAAAATGTCTCTCTTCTTTCCAAAATCCTTTTTCTACCGCATTTTTATGTATTCTTTCAGTCAAATCCTGCCATAGTTCTAAGTTGGTTTTATTCTTGTAGTAAATTGCCTCTCTATCATTGTTCTTTTTCAATTTTCTTTTTTCAATAATATCCAATGTTAAATGTGCAACATAAGCTCCTAAACAAAAACCTATTAAAACAAAAAATCCACCCATCGTTTTTCTCCTTTTTTAATTATTTTTCATGTGCCAAATTTGAAAATGTGTAAATGCAAATCCAAAGACAAATCCCATTAAAAAGCAAATTAAATAACTGATAAATGCGTCCATCTTAACCTCTCTTTAATCCCGATATTCTATCCCTGAAGGTGTAAACAACACGGAATTTATATATTTGTTTTTTAAGACGTATCGCCTGAAATTCAAAATATATTTTATGTTCTTGTTCGGATAATCCTATACAGACAAGGTCTTTAATGATATGCCCGTGAGCTGTCAATGCCATCTTTACATGTTTTTCAACATCACGAACAGAATACATCGTTGCAAACGGTATTCCGCAAGCTATTGATAATTGTTTCATGTGAACAATTACTTTCTTGGCGACATCTTTCATTTGGCACGGCATTACTTTTCTTTTTTCCATTTCCTCTTGGCAAGCACTGCATAAATCATCTTCTACCCAGTAGCACGCCCCGGTCTTTTCAATACAAGCATGGAAGTCGTCTAAACTGCATACATTGCAGTCCTTATTTGTAAATCCGCAAACCCTGCATTTTCTGACTTTATCTTTTCCCATCTCTCCCCCTTATAATCCTGCCAAATTTATGTTTATATCCTCTGTCTAAATCACAAATATTTGTTATGCGACCGTTGGAAAGCCAAACTTTAAAATTATTATCTCTTTTGTTTTTGCAAATATTTTTATCTTGGCAGTAAGGACAGCTGTTTTTAACGCCGATTTTTATTATTTCTACTTTTTGATATTTTTCAAACCCATATCTGTAAAAAATAGTTTGTCCGACTTTATATATTCGCATTACTTATCTCCTGTTTTTAATAAAAAACATAATCATTGCTACGACGATAAATAACATTAAAACTATTCCTGAATTTTCCATTTTAAAAGTTTTTACCTTTTTTCAATTCCCAAGTAATCGTCTTATCGTGCAGTAAATCTAAGGTTGTATTTATAATCGTGTGCAGAACAGCGTCTGATACATTGCAGTCGGCTAAAAGCAAATGCAAAACTTCATGCAATGCTCTGTCTGAAACATTTATTTCAGGGGCGTTCTCACTGCCATAAAAATATATCCAGCATTCCCTTTGTTCCGGAACGAAACTTACTGATGCGTAAGCTCTGCTCTCTTTATACGGACGTTGTTCAAAAGATAAAATTTTCCAACAATGCAATCCAAGTCTTTGTTTCCAAAACAAAAATGACTGTTTAAATCTTTCAAATTCAGTCATACTCGGTCTGCCGGGACCGAAAGTTTTTGCTTCTTCTTTAGGTTCAAAAGTATCGCACGTTATAACATCTCCACTATTCGGTTCTCCGATTCTCATACTCGGATTACATTTCCCCGGAGTTTTTTTACATTTGTCACAAAGATGATCCATTTTCTCTCTCCATTTTTTTAAATTTTTAAATTGACTCTTTTTTGTATCTGTCAAAAACTTCAAGCAATATTTTATCTTGCCCCAAAAGCTGTGCTATTTGTTTGTCGTCAACGTGATGCGTCGCCTGCCATAAAATAACTCTCGTCAGTTTCCCGAGCTGTTCGTTCGTTAAAATACACGTTTGAAATGCAAATTTTTCAATGTTAATAATTAACTTCAAAGCGTCCATGTCTTGCTCCCTTTAAATTCAATTTTTGTATTCATTTTCGGTTTAACAATTTTAAAAAATATTTTTCCCCCTGTTTTTTTATGTCTGATGCAATGTTTATAAACAATAAATTCTCGTCTAACGTTTAACATTCCCATCGCCTGCATATAAGTTTCTTTTGCTCTTTTATGGTCTTGCCAACACATCACTGCAATGTTTTTTTTTAAAATTCTTATTATGCTTAAATATCTCGCCGCACAATATAAATCTTTTCCGGAACGTTTAACCCACATTTGTGTGAATCTTTTAGTTGAGTCTATAATTCCCTGCCATTTTTTCCGACCAATCTTTGTAGCCTCTTCAGTCCATACCCAATTTTTCATAAACATTTCTCTTTCAGACGCATATCTTTGCCGTTTACTTCAACAACGTCGCACATTCCGACAATTCGCGACGTAACTTTTACATCTCCGAGATTTTCCGGTCTGATATTTGAAGTAATAAATATTTTCTTCTTGCCGGCACGGATGCGCAGCTGCAGCAACAACTGCAGAATATCCAGTGTCTCATCCTTTTTCCCAAGCGAGGCAATATCGTCAATATACAGGATGTCATATTTAACACAGCTCTCAATTATTTCATACCTATTTATTTCTCGGATTTTTGCATCTATAATTTCGTCAAAAAATAAAACTTTACACGTCTGTGCTGTGTTTAAAATCAAGTCCGAAATGCTTGCAAACATGAGATGCGTTTTGCCAACGCCGGGATTTCCTACAAGATAAAGCCCTCTATTCCCCAAACGAAACCCTTGCGCTCTTTCAAATGCCGTTGTGTTATCTGAAGTTTTTTTAAACGATTCAAACCGCATGTGTCTGTATCCTGGCGGAACTTTATTAACGTACAAATCCTTGCGCTCTTTTTCGTAAGCTTTATTTTTTGTGCAGATTTCACAAACCACTTCTTCAGGATTCGCGAACGCAACGGTTTCAACCGGCGTCTTGCAATAGATGCACGGTTTTTTTACAAATTTAAAAGTTTCAATTTTACTTTTCGACGACGTCTCCGTATTCGTTTGCGTTCCCTGTTCCTGATTCATACCGACCACCCCCTTTTTGCTGATTAAAATTTTTATAGTTTCCCTCAAGTATTTTCAGATAGTTCTCTTCGCTTTCAATTATCCAGTCAAAAGTAACTCTCCACCCTGCAGAACCAAGCAAGAACGGTTGAGAAGGTATTGCTTTTAATATCGCTTCAAAATTAAAATTCTTTTCTTTAAATCTTGTTTTTAATTTCTTTTTTCGTCCGTCGGTAATTGTTCTAATTTTCGCAAGTTTGCCGGTTTGTTCGCATAAATTATTCCACGCAACCATACATTCTTCAGCGCTTGTTAGTTCGTTTAGCGGCAGATCCGCAGCCTTTCCCCCTAACAACCCCTTTTCTTCTTTTTCTTCTTCTTTGTCCTTTTCTTGTTCCTCAAGGGTATTGATACCCTTTGTATACCCTTTGCATACCCTTTCATATAATCCGTGCTTTTTAAGCTCTTCCATGTAACGGATATGTGGCTTACACGAGGTCGTAAGCTCGCCATACTGAAACTCCACAAATCCGGTAATAAAGAATTTGCCGTTTTCAAGTTTTTCTACAAGCGCTTTATGATTGTTTAATTCACAGATATCATCCTCTGTAATCTCAACCCCTATTAAAAACGAAATTAACCGCCAATTCGCCGTAAATACGCCCACACAGTCGCAGTTGTCGTACATATAGCGAACTAGCAATTTA